AACCTAAACAATAAAATAAAATGTATAATTTCGACTTAGCACAATTCCTTAGAGAGGGAGGCATAGAAAAGAAAGCCCAGCTTCTTAAAGAAGATCAAGCACCGGGCTTTGATACAAGAAAACAAGGTGAGCCGTTACCTACAGCAGAAAGCGTTAAAGCTGCTTACGAAGCTAAGCATAAAATGACTGAAGAGTACGAGGACTATAATGAGGATTATGATACCGAGGGATACGTTGAAGCAATGGGTCCGGAATTAGATACTCATATCGACGAGATACTTAGAATCTTTACCGAATGGAAATCCGGACCAATGACAGAACCGGGTATGGAAGGATATGCTAAAGATGATTTAGTGAACTACATACAGAGAAAAATAAGAAACGCCTAATTAAAATACAACAGTACCGTATTGCTTACCATAAGAACAGCTTGCGGGTCTTTTTATTAAATGGATATAGATAAAATATTTTCGATGTTTACAGAATCTGAGAGTGAAGAGACTCTGAGATATGTTAAGCAATCTATATCATATAAAGACCACCCATACTTCGCTATGGGAATATTTCATAAGCTTATAAACAGAGAAGATAACACTTCGCTACATTCAATAGTAGCAAGTTTAAATGTAGATGAAGAAACTCAAGCTGATATAATAAGCTTAAGCGTACACCTAACCTACAGCCAAGCTTATAATCAGTTAAACACTATCAACCTAAAGAATGAAGAGCATCTTGATTTCTTAAGGACTTATAATGATCCCAGATTTAAAGTAGCAGCAAATAAAGCGCTCAACTACTTTACAGAAGTAGAGCAGTATGAGAAGTGTAGTTACCTAAAACAAATACTAGATCAAATTTTATTTCTATAATAGAAGTTGCTATCCTAATCTATAAGTGGTATATTATCAATATAGATATTAAACTAGAATAGTTATGAGATATAGACATTTAACAAATACTAAGATTGAAGTTATAGAAAACGACCTGAAGATCTTAAGAATGATCGTACAGCGTCAAGAGCCTGTTGCAAAATACCTAGAACAACTTCAAAAGACAGAGGAAAATTTAGCGGAGGTTAAGAACCTAATCGCTTTAGAACCCTTCACTGATTCTGAAGTTGCTAATTAAGAGTTTCTATACTATCTTACATTTATGAATTTAACCGCAGAACAAATACAAGCTAATTGGGGGACTTTCCTCAGTAATATAGAAACTTATATTTCTTCTCCACGAAAAGAGAAGCTACTAGAGTTCTACAACAATCAAGTGGATAGGTTTATACTCATGCCAGCTGCAGCTAATATAAACTACCACAACTGCTTTCCTGGAGGATATGTTGAGCATGTAAACAGAGTAGTAACCGCTGCTTTAGAAGTTAGGGAATTATGGGGAAAGTTTGGAGCAGATATGAATACCTTCACAGTAGAGGAGCTAGTATTCTCTGCAATCAACCACGACTTAGGAAAAGTAGGAGACTCTACCAATGACTTATATATAGCTTCAGACAACGACTGGAGAAAAAAGAACCTAGGGGAATTATATTCATATAATAAAGAAGTCGGCTTCATGACCATCCCAGATAGATCCCTATTCTTATTACAGGAAGCAGGAATTAAATACACATTAAACGAGATGTTAGCGATAAGATCCCATGATGGTTTGTATGATGATGCTAATAAAGGTTACTTTATTTCAAGAATACCGGAGAGTCGCCCAAAGAGTGTTATAATGTTCATACTACATCAAGCAGACTTCTTAGCTGCAGAAGTAGAGAGACATTTACATGCACCAACTAGAGACATATCTAAAAACTTTACAGCCGCTCCAAAAGTAAGAGTACAGGCTAAAGCAAGAACAACAGCATTAGGAGGAGTTAAAAGCGAAGGGTTAAAAGGATTAATGTCTAATTTCTTCGATGAATAATATGGAAATCACAATAATAATAAGTGTAGTCCTAAACATAGTGCTTATTTACACTACCTTTAACCTGCTTAAAAAAAATGAGAAGCAGGAAGATGTAATGGCAGGATATCTAATGTATATGGACCAACTCTCTAAAACTGTAGAGTATGCACAGGAGAAACTAGATGCACTAGATACTAAAGGTGCATTTGAAGGTGATGATGAGATAGGATGGTTTTTTCAATCTATTAAACAATTACAGGGAATGTTAAGCAGGTTTAAATTAATAGAGGAGAATGGAACCAAAGAAGAAAGCAAAAACGACTAATTACTTCTCACACGAGACAGAACTTGCAATAAATAGATATAATGCAACGGAAGATTATGAAGAGAAGAATGCTATTTATAGAGATGAAATACACTACCCTCTCTTTAAGCTAACACAGAACTTAATACACACCTTTAAGTTCTACTATACAGAGGAATCCAATCTAGAAGATCTACAGCACGAGGTTATTACCTTCCTATTAACGAAGCTACATAAATTCGACCCTACCAACGGAGCTAAGGCTTATTCCTACTTCGGTACAATTGCAAAAAGGTACTTAATAGCATCTAACCAGAAGAATTATAAGAAGAGATTAGAAATGATTTCTTTAGAGAATTTACATGTAGAGCAAGAGGACTCACAAAGCTCTTATAGAGAGTCTATAAACTTAGAAGAAAACACTCCTGAGACACTATTACTCCAGCAAGAAGAAGATCTAACTAAGTTTATGAATGATTATATAAAACATTGTACCGATAACATCTATAAACTATTCCCAAAGAAAGAACAAGCCCAGATCGCGGATGCAATATTAGAACTCTTTAGAAAGAGGGATACTATTAGTCTGTTTAACAAGAAAGCATTATACATTTATATTAGGGAAATAACAGATGTTAAGACTTCTAAGATCACCAAAGTAGCTAAAGTCTTAGGAGCTATCTATAAAAAACATTATATCTTCTATCAAGAGAACGGGTATACGGGCTTCTAAACTTAGTTAGTTTCTATTTATTAATATAAATAAGAGTAATACCCTATGAGTTTAGATAAAATAGTATTTAGCGATAAGAAATTTGCAGATATCCTAGAGGAGATTTACAATAATCAAAAAAAGAAAAGCAAACAGATCTCTGCAATGATAAGAGAATTACAACCTCTTATACAAGATACCGGTGATGCAACTATTATAGTACCCTTAATTAGGGAGTACTTAGATGCAGGCATAAAGAATGATGACCACTTAATTAAAATGGCAACCATCATTCAACGAATATTAAACACATCAGAAAGCACAGGAGATACTTTAGCAATTTCAGAAGAAGAAATTGAGCAACTAATGAAAGAAGTTAAGAATATAGAGGAAAGTAAAGGAAAGTGAAGTTCGAAGTAGCGGTAGTAGAGGATATTGTACTAGATGTAAATAGTAAATACTTTGCAGATGCAGGGGAATGGAACGGTATTGGTACCATTACATTTAGGAAAGTTAAAGGAGCATCCCGAAAAGGAGGCGGTTTTGCTAAACCATACTTCTCAAACTTCTCCAACCTACCTCTTAAGAATGAATTAGTCTACATATTCACACTACCCTCCCCAGACATTCAAGAAGATGTCACTCGAGAGATATATTACTACCTTTCTCCCTTAAGCATATGGAATAGCCAACACCACAACGCTATACCTAATATATTTGAAAACACAAACATACCAGAATCTCAACGACAAGACTACCAGCAGACTAGCGCAGGAAGCACCAGAAAAGTAACAGAAGGGTCAACAGATATTAATCTCGGAAACTACTTTAAAGAGTCCACGAATACGAAACCGTTAAAGAAGTTTGAAGGAGACGTAATTGTTGAAAGTAGAGTTGGCAGCTCTTTAAGGTTCGGAACAACCTCTATACAGAACGGAGAGCCCCTTAATAACTGGTCAGCCGGAAGCTTTAACGGACAGCCTATAACCATACTTAGAAACGGACAAGGGAAACAGGGCTCAGTCGGATTCTTACCTACAGAGGAGAATATAAACAACGATAACTCCAGTATATACTTAACTAACGGACAGCAAGTTCCTTTAGAGCCTAGCAGTATTAATGACTACTACAGCTATAATAGAAAACCTCAACCAGCAAAAGACTATAAAGGAGACCAGATAATATTAAACTCCGGGAGACTGTTCTTTAATAGTAAGACAGACAGTATACTATTAAGCTCAAATCAAACAATAAACTTAAATAGCGTACTAAGTGTCAATATAGATACCGAAGACTTAGTAGTACAGTCTACGAAAGTATATCTAGGTTCTAAAAATGCAAAAGAGCCTATACTGTATGGGGATAAAACAGTAGATATGTTAGGAGATATTATAGACTTATTAGAAGTGTTATTAACTGCTTCCGCAACAGCATCTGCATCTGGAGCTCCAATCGCTACCTTAAATGCAGTAGGGATACTACAGCAAAACACTATAGGGTACCTAAAACAGAACTTAGAGAATTTAAAGTCCGAAACCGTCTTCATTGCATAACCTACTATGAAATCAAAGCAGCAAATACTAGAAGAGCTTAGAACTACGCAAGCAGCAGCAGCAGAAAAGGTTAAAATAAAACCTAAGATAAAAGCTTTACTTCAAAAAACCTTTAGCAAAATAAAAGCATCTGCAAGTGTAACAGGGCAGGATAGGATAAATGCACTAATTCTAACACAAGTGTCAGAGCTTCAAGAGATATTTGCAGAGCAGTTAACAGCCCTCTCTGATAAATTCGGGATAACTGGGATTGAAAACGGAGAACCGGTGCTTACTATACCGCCTCCATCAGTATCTTTAGAAGAGGTAAATAGCAAATTACCAAAACCACCTGAAGAACTTAATATTCCAAACCTAACCTTAAACCCAGTACAGTTAAAAGTATCGGAGCTGGGAACATTACAAGAGGTAGTAAAGAAGCAATTCGAAGAACAACTGACAGACTATAGGAACGTAGCAGGCACTGCAGCAGCAGAAGAAGCTAAAGCTCGAGCACAGGAATTAGCAAAAGAGCTAACTACTGAGTACTTACAGTCTCAAAACCCTCCATACTGCCCAGCAGATAAAGATTTAGAGAGAGTACTTAAACAGTTAAACAGCCTAATCTCCGTGTTAGAGGAGACATGCCGCATATTGAATATTACAGCCGCATCACTTCAGGTAGGAGCAGCTCTGGTACAAGGAACAATAAACGTTAAACAAGCCTTGACTGCTGCTAAACTAATAACAAACCAAGCACTAAAACTACTACCCATAACCCCAGGTGCAATCCCCTCCCTCCTCGTAGATATTCAAGATATTATCACGAATACAACCTTCGCGGCGGATGGATCTCCTAGACTTAAAGAACTTAAGAAAGGGTTAGAGATTGGAGCTTACTACACCTCAATAGCTTCTGCAATCGTAAATGAAGTGGTAATACTCTTAGAGATATTTATAAAACTTCTAAATAGATGCGGTGTAGAAGCAATTAACTTAGGTTCAGAAACTGAAAGGTTTCTTTCCGAGAATCGCACAAGACTATCTAGCAATACACAACAATCTTACCAAGGCTTTACATTTCAGATCATACAAAGACCCCTACCGAGCGACCCGAGAATCCAACGTAATGTAGCACAAGCATTAAATACAGAGGGAATAGTAGCGTTAGAATCACAACCCTCCTTTACAGATAATCCAAAAGTATTAATAGAAGAACTAAAATTGATTATAGATAGAGATAACCTAAAAGCATATTAACAAATATTTATCAAAGATGAAACCATCAGAATTACAAAAACTAATCAAAGAAGCTGTTAAAGAAGCTATCGCAGAAGAACTAAAAGATATCCTCTTAGAAGCTATACGTGCGCCTAAACAGCAAATAGTAACTGAAACTAGAGGAATAGATAATAACGGGGATGACAGGTTAAAATTAAGAGAGAACATGATGAACATCCTAGGAGATATGGGAGGCATTTCAATGAACTCTAGTCATGCTCAAAGCTTCACAGGAGCACCAGGGTATACTCCTAGTCCCTCTGCCAATACCGCAGCACAAGGTTCCGCACTACCTCCTGGAGAGGTAAATATGGATCAAATTATGGGCTTCATTAAGAAAGCATAATGGCTATCAATGCAACTAACATAGCTCCAATAGATAGAATACCAAGCAAAGCAGTGGGTATTAGTATACCCTTTAATGGCCCTGCTGTTTTTAAGTCAAACTATACCACAAAAGATGCTACTAGGAATAACCTAATAAACCTACTCCTTACCGGACCTAGAGAAAGACCCTTTAAGCCAGGCTTTGGAGCAGGCTTACAGACCTTTATCTTCGAGCAAATGGGACAGAATAATATCGACGGAATTCAAGAGTATATTGAAGTTGAAATAGCAAGGTACTTTCCAAATATACAGGCAACTGTAGAGTTAAGAGCAGATCAAGCAAACAACTCCCTCTTTACTGTAATCAACTATACGATAACTAACACAGGAGTAACAGATACAATACAACTAAACCTAACCAATGGCTAACACGAAAGATATAAAATACTTCAATAGGGATTTCACAGGACTTAAAGACCTGCTAGTAGACTTTACTAAAACCTACTATCCAAACACCTATAACGACTTTTCACCTGCTTCACCGGGAATGATGGTTTTAGAGATGTCTGCCTATGTTGGAGATGTACTTTCCTTCTACTTAGATAATCAAATACAAGAAACCTTCGTACAGCATGCAAGACAGACAGAAAGCATCTATAACCTAGCTTATATGTTAGGGTACAGACCGAAAGTTACAAAAACCTCAACTGTCGGCATTGACCTATACCAACAACTTCCTGCAAAACTAGTAGGAGTTAATTATGTGCCAGACTTCGACTACGCTCTCTTTATCTCAGAAAATACAGTAGTAAAGACCGATGCTCAAGGCATTAACTTCTTAATACAGGACCCGGTAGATTTTACAGTCTCAAGCTCATACGACCCTACAGAGGTAACAATATATCAAACTAGTGGAGGAGATCCACAGTATTACCTCCTTAAAAAAACAAGACAAGCGATATCTTCTGCTATACAGACTACAAGCTTTACCTTTAATACTCCAGAATCTTTCGCAACAGTATCTATAGCAGATACAAACATTATTAAAGTTCTAGATATAATAGATTCAGACGGGAATACGTGGTACGAAGTACCTTACCTAGGGCAGGAAATGATCTACAAATCATTAAAGAATACTAACGTAGTTAATCCAAATACATTTACTGATGCAGATGCACCGTACTTACTTAAACTAGAAAAAGTATCTAAAAGATACGTAACGAGGTTTAAAGCTAATAACACATTAGAGATTCAATTCGGGTCAGGAACTACAGGAGATGTAGATGAAAGCATAATACCTAATAGCAATAATGTAGGTCTAGGGTTACCTTTCGAACAAGTAAAACTATATACAGCATTTGACCCTACCAACTTCTTACAGACAGATACTTACGGTATAGCACCAGCTAACACAACCTTAACAGTACGTTACTTAACCGGAGGAGGTGTAGCTTCAAATGTAGATGCAGAATCAATCACCACAGTAGTGTCTACGGGAAATGCTAAGTTTCAAAATAGCAACCTTCCCACCATCACCTCGAATTACATATTCAGTACCTTAGCAATATCTAACCCTATAGCAGCTTCAGGCGGCGGGGATGGAGATACTATAGAGGAGATAAGACAAAATACACTGGTAGGTTTTCAATCTCAATTAAGAAACGTAACAACTAAAGATTACACAATAAGAGCATTATCAATGCCTTCTGATTATGGGTCAATAGCTAAGACATACGTAGAAGCCACTAAAGCAAGTGAAAACATATTACCGGGGGAATTACCTGCTACACTTACATTGTATATTTTAGGGTTTGATAGAGTTAAAAACTTAAATACAGTATCCTCTACGGTAAAGAAGAACCTAAGCACATACCTTTCTGAATATAGGATAATAGGGGATACCGTTACCATTAAGGACGGGTTTGTTGTAAACATCGGAATAGACTTCGAGATCATAATACTTCCCAACTTTAATAGCAGTGAAGTTATAAGCAGATGTATAACAGAACTACAATCTTATTTTAATATAGATAATAGAACATTTAACCAGCCGATACTTTTAAAAGAGTTATACATTAACTTAGATAAGATAAATGGAGTTCAAACTGTTAAAGATATTCAAATCACAAATAAAACAGGAGTATCCTTAGGATATTCGGAATACGCATACGATATAACAGGTGCTACACAAGATAACATTATATATCCGTCACTTGACCCATGTGTATTTGAAGTAAAATATCCAAATACAGATATAAGGGGAAGAGCAGTATCGTTATAATAACAGTATAAGATTAAGATCTCCTTATATTTATACTAAATGGCAATTTATAAACTCTTTCCGACAGCAGATACAACTCTCTACTCAGGGTACGTAAATGCCAACACTGGGTTGGACGAAATACTAGAAGCTAGCACTAACTACAAGATTAATAACCCTGTAATAGACGGAGGAAATCCACAAGCTTCTAGATTCTTACTACAGTTCGATCACGCAGAACTTATCTCCCTGTTTGAAGATAGAATACAAGACAACACCTGGCAGGCAGATCTTAGATGCTTTACAGCAAATGTAACAGGACTCTCTAGTACAAGTGTTATAAAAGTAAACGCTCTCGCAGAGAACTGGAATATGGGGATAGGGCGATTCTTAGACCTGCCGGAAAATCAAAGCGGGGCTTCCTGGCTATATAGAACATACACGGGAGGGACTCAATGGACAACAGCATCTTATGAATCCGGAACAACAGGATCTTATAATGTAGAAACTAATAGCGCCTCTAAAGGAGGTGGAACATGGTATATAAGCCCGGAAATATCCTACACATTCAACTACTATACAGATCCAGACATAACTGCTGATATAACCGACATAGTAACTAACTGGTCATCCTCTGCAATTGAAAATTATGGAGTGATAGTACGTCAAGATCCCTCACAGGAATTCGTAGATAGTATACATGAGCAAATTACATTAAAATACTTTTCAAGAGATACACATACAATATACCCTCCCCAGATAGAATTTAAGTGGGACGATTATGTATACAATACAGGGACCTTAGATACATTAAACACAGTACCAGCTACCTTCAGTATTAGCAACAACCCCGGAGTATTCTACAATGAAAGCGTTAATAGGTTTAGAGTAAATGCTAGACCAACATACCCTTCAAGACTCTATCAAACCGGATCATTATACACAACCAATAATGCACTTCCTGTAGAATCCTTCTATAGCATAAAAGATGTATTTACAAATGAAGTTGTTATTGCTTACGATTCTACCTATACTAAGATAAGCTGCGACCCTACTGGAAGTTACTTCGACCTATACTTAAACGGATTAGAGCCGGAAAGATATTATAAGATTGAAATAAAAACAACGATCGGGGAAACTGTTCTTATAACAGAAGTAGATGAGTTTAAGATAAGCAATGAGTGAGAATATTAATATACAGGTAGTAAATTATAATAAAGAACAGTTTGGAAAAGCTGTAAATACTCAATTCACTCAATTTGGAGTTACAGCAGTAACAGTAGAAACTCCTTCTGACACTATTGATATTCCCGGATTCTTCACTGCATACGATAGACTATTCTTAGAGATACCTAAAAGTGGAGAGATAAACTCTCATCAATACTTAGCGAATAAGAGCGGGGAGTACGCCGGCGGAGCGGATATAAGTGCGGAAGTACAAGCATTAACTGCAGAGGTAACTCAATTGAGAGAAGAGAACTTATCATTACAGGGACAGGTAATAGAGTTAGCTAACACGACAGCAGTATTAGCAAAAAGCATAAGATAATGGCAGAACCAATAGTAACATCACTAGGCACAAGCACTTTAGATAATACAACAGTAAGTACACTGCTCCCTACAGATGGAGCTAATGTAGGAAGTTTTGAAGTAGCTGGAGTTTTTGATCCCACCACTGACATAATTCAAGCATACCTATACGACTTTAACAACACTTTCATATCAAGACTAACCACCTCCTATAATGTTACAGAAACAGATCCTACATCAGGGATCACTTCTATAAGCATAGACCCGGGAAGAGATTTAACAGTAAACGGGTACACTCAAGGGAGGTACAATACACAATACAACTTTATAGCTCCTTTAATTAAGAGTAACCCAAACCTATTCATATCCGAGATATCTTTAGACAGGACAGAACTTAAAGTAAATAGCAGTAACTTAGTAGAAATACAGCTAAGAGCAATATACGAGCAATTACAGACAGGGCTTACATCAAGTACCTCCTTTGCAGGATTGTACTTAGACTTTGGATCTAATCAAATACAACTAGCAGTTAATGTAGGATTTGAGGACGGTACACTTCTTCTGAAACTATATCAACCTCTACCTACTACATTCGGAAGAAGTTCAAACTTCAACCTAGTAGAGAAAGTATCAGATTCAAATACCTTTAGCGTAATATATCCAGCTGAAGAAGTGCAAATGCCAAAAGGAAAAACCTTAAGAGGTCCTAACTTTAACCTTAAAACAAGCACACAGACAAACACTACTACCGAATATCAGACATACACAAGTTTAACAACAGCTTCAGCGGCTGGAATGACAAATAGACTGCAAAGTGTATTAGCGGAAAATAGAGCAGAATTGAATACAGACTATAAAGACTATGAAAACTTTATATTCTTTAGCTCAGCTGAAACAAGATTAACAAACTTCAACTATAAAGCAACCCTTCTAGAATCATACACAAGCGCAATAAACACCTTAGACGGGCTCACCAACACACCCGCTACAGAGTTATCATCTAGTAAAGCATTCTACGAGAATGAGATAGATAGTATCACTCGAAACTTCGATGGATATGATTACCACCTCTACTATGAAAGCGGATCTACAGCATGGCCGAAGCAAAATGCCTCACCGCCATACATACCGTACTCTTATAGCTCCTCAGTAGCAACAAACTGGCTTACCGAACAATCCGGTATCGCCATCTTATATGACAATAATAATAGGAATAACTTATATAATATATTCCCTACCTACATAATAGATGACGAAAGTAATGCACAATTCAAACTCTTTACAGAGTTAACTGCTCAAATGTTTGATGAAATCTGGTTATATACGGATGCATTAAAAAATAGACAAGATGCAGATAACAGCTTAAGCGGAGGTATTTCAACCGACTTAGTTGCCGATGCGCTAAAATCTTACGGTATTGATTTATATGAAAGTAGCTTCACTAACGGAGATCTATTCACTTCTCTACTAGGAATAACAGAAGCAGGAGGAACTCTACCTTCAACAGGAAGTGAAGTAATAACTACATATGTAACCTCCTCCGCAGAAACTATACCTTTTAATGATGCTCAAAAGCTAATCTACAAGAGACTCTACCATAACCTACCATACCTGCTTAAAAAGAAAGGAACAACATCAGGCTTAAGAGTACTTCTAAACTGCTTCGGTATACCAGATACAGTATTAAGAATCTCTGAATTTGGAGGGAAAGATAAAAACACAAACACTTGGGACTACTGGTATAACGAATTTAACTACTCTTTTAATACATCAGGATCAGGGTACATAAGTACACCCTGGGAAGGTGGAGCATTTGTGAGTACCTGGGGAGCAGCCAGCCCAATAGAATTACCTTTAGTATCAGGGAGCGTATATAATATGACTGTAGATTGGGGAGATGGAACACCTATCGATACAATAACAGCTTGGGATGATGTATTAAAGACACACAACTACGCGGTATCCGGATACTACGATATTACAATAAGAGGTACAATAGGAGGTTTCGCATTCAACAATACAGGATATAAATCTAGCATTACAGATATAAAAGAATTTGGACCTTTAGAACTAAGTACAAGTGCTTCTTTCTACGGAACCAACCTATTAGGATTAACATCTGCGAATTATAACCTAACCGCTATAGACGATCCCGCTATATCCACAACAACATTAAAAGATACTTTTAGAGGAGCCTCGATAGTTAAAGGAAATTTCTCTAACTGGAGAATACAAAACGTTACTAGTCTGGAAAATACCTTTAGAGATGCAGAAGATTTTGATAGTCCTTTGACAGATTGGGACGTTTCCAACGTAACTACTCTAAAAAGTACATTCGAAGGAGCTGCTGCATTTAACCAACCCCTAAACTGGGATACCTCAGGAGTAACAACCTTTAATAGTATGTTTAAAAGCGCTTCTGCTTTCAACTCCCCGCTAGGTTTCGATACAGTCTCTGGAACTAACTTTGCATACATGTTCAATGACGCTATCGCATTTAATCAAGATATCGGATCATTTAACATGGAAAACGCAACAGATATAAGTTATATGCTGAAAGGAGCCACATCATTCAACCTTCCCCTTCTGAACTGGAATAACAATAGTTTTCAGACCACATCAAATACATTTGCAGGAACTAGACTATTCAACCAGAACTTAGGAGGATGGGATATGACTGCTGTAAGCAATACTAGCAATATGTTTGCTGAAGCTGTATCATATAATAATCAAGGAACAGATTTAAACACCTGGGACTTACTCGGCGTTACGAACGCTTCCGGAATGTTCTACTCTGCCTCTGCTTTCAACCAGTCTTTAGCCTGGAACACTTTAACGTCTTTGCAGAATGCAGATGAGATGTTCTATAATGCAGCAGCATTCAACCAAGATATATCAAGCATGCCTATACAAAACCTACAGACTGCATGGAAGATGCTAGATGGTACAAGCTTTAGTCAAACCAACTACGATACTTTACTAGTCACATGGGCAGCCCTCTCACCCATACCACCAAACATATCCTTTAGCGCAGCAGATACTAACTACACAATAGCGACTAGTCAGATCGCGAGAAACGTATTGACTGGTGGACCTAATAATTGGTACATAGTAGATAAAGGAGGATTATAGTATTAAACTATTTATAATAAATGCCAAAAGCAAAGAGTATACAATTTAGGTTTAAATCGCCAGTAGCTTCAATAAGCACACCCCCCTCCCAGTCTCTACTTGTAAGTATAGACAACTCAGACTATACTCAATTTGCAGCAGTACTAGAACATACCATAGCAGCAACCAGCGGATCCTACTCAGGCTCAATAATCAATCCGGACAGCGTATATGGGACTTTAAAATTTATACACGAAGATATAGCCTTATCTGCCAGTATTGAATTACCTTTCCTAAATGGAGAATGGTGGTCTACAATGATAACTCAAGAGACGATTAGCGGAGGTTATAGTTATACAATATATGCAGGGAGTAAAGTCTACGATGGTGTAGACGGAAACACAGTCGGCTTTCAAGCTTCTGCATCATTCACCGGTTCTTTAGACTGGAAAAGAGTGGCTAATAACTACCTTCCCGGTTCCGGTTCTAGAGATGTACTAGGAGAAACCTATATACCTTTCACAGGGTCAGTACAGGAGTTAAGATATTTCTCAACCGTAGTAACAGAAGATCAGTTTAGAGATTACGTTCAAGATTCTAATTCAATAGAAGGAAGTAGTGGATTGTTCTTTAGAGCAGCATTAGGAGGAGAGTTATTTACAGCATCAAGTTCAATCCATCCAAGAGCAGGAGGATTCGGAAAAGTTAACTCCTTTACCTCCGGGAACGGATTTACTATTGTAAGCGGAAGCTTTACACCTAACTACGAAATCGCTCTAGTAGATCAAGTACTAAGCGGGGTACGTAATAGAGTATCAGACAAGATAAAACAAGGTAACTTAGTAATGCCTTCAAACTCGACAGAGTTTAGCAATATACCAATAGGTAGTGTATTATCATCTACCACATCATTGCAGCAAAGATTACAAGTAAGCCAGAGTTTCTCTAGAGATGTTAACTACTTAGAAGTAGCACTATCACCCCAGAATGAAATAAATGATGATATAAACGCAACATATGGCTACTTTAACATAGGGGAATATATAGGAGACCCGGTAAATTATACATCAACAGCAACAACCTACCCTTTATTAGAGAATTTAAAAAATTCATACTTTATTAAGTATAACACTGGATATAACTTAAAGGACTATATAAGATTATCAAAATACTACGACAATGCAGTATTTCAGATGATAAAAGATTTCGTTCCAGTAAGAGCAGGAATAGCTACAGGAGTAGTTATAAAACAACATTTACTAGAGCGTAATAGAGTTAGACCTGCACAAGTATCCTATGAGGATCTACTATTAACAGGTTCAATCAAACCCCAGTCAAGAGGGTATGAAGAAGGAACTATTGAAGTATTCTCTGGAGGTCCGGGAGGATCTGTAAATAGTTTAGTAGGGCCGAATCAAGCCTGGACTGCTTCTTACAACTCCCCTATAGGACTTGTAACACAAGTAGAATCCTCTCAATACGAATTTTATAACGGAGAATATTCCGGGTCTGTAATAACAGCTCAAATCTCATATTCACTCAACGAAGAACCATTACTGAATAATGTATCTGCTGCAAGACTCTCTACATTCTACGAAGATGTAGACTACTCAACATCTGTAAGTACACCAGTAAACCTAGACTTAATACTCTCCGGCTCTGCAATTAAAGCATCAGTACCGGATTCAAATTACACTTCTTTAAGGAGCATAACACCTAGGTATTTAGGAAGTAAAAACACAGGAGAAGTAAACTACAGTCAATCCTTCTCACCAGTTACAGTAGCAGCAGGCTATCCAGTAGATAGTAAGACACCTTGGTTTGCATTCTTTAACGGAATATACAACTCTGTAGAGCTAGGGTCTGGAGTAGGAGGGAGCGTCAACGTATCCGCCCTTATAAATGCAGAAACATCCGATGTAATTACATTAACTAGTGATAATCAAAATATTGATTTCCTAGGACAGCTCTTTAAGAACGGAGACTTCCCTGCAATAATACCCGCACTAGCGGATATTATATTAGAAGGACAGGTAGAAGTCCAAGCAGCAGGAGAAATATACCAAACTATTTTAATGAAGTCCGGAAGCATAGGCACCGGTTATCAAGGAACCTACTATCCTTCCGGAGCACTGTCATTTAACTACTCAAGCCCTAGCCAATCTCCAGAAAACTTCTACGCTGGAGTAGGGATGACTCAATCGTATGTAGGATCTGATACCTACATCTACGGATATAATAGAACAACCTCCCCCGTATACGAGGCAGGTTGGATGGCTTTCTTAACTGCAGACCCTGCAGGAATAGGCGCTGCTAACTTCCCTAGCACTGTACAAGGTTTAGGTAACATATACATATACAATAAATCTTCAGGCTCGTATTCACAGGAATACCTCTCAACTATTAAAGACACATACTTCCCAATCAAACCCACAGACTTTATAAGAGTCGGCTCTAGCGCTTCGATAGATATACCGCAACGTGGTGGGGAAGCAACACTCTCCTCTCTTGAAGTATTAGGACAACTAAAGACTATAGAGTGGGGTGGATTTAACTCCCCAGCCCCTAACACAGGACAAGCTAGTGCAAGTGTTGTTGCTCCTTTCGAAAACGATGAAGGTTTCGCTAATATAAACAACCAATCCTTTAGGGTAATTCGAAGAGTTCCTTCTGAATTCTATGTACTAGTAAAGACTAAACCGAACGCATTCACAGGAGAAGGACTCCTCCTACCGCATAACTTCGATACCACATACGATGCTAGACAAGTCGCAACAACTCTAGGATTTATAAAAAAGACTCAACTTTAAACAAAACATATATTTATAATAAATAAAAAGTACATCATGGGCTTTCTTAACAACACCGCAGTAACGCTAGACGCTATATTAACTAAAAAAGGAAGAGAACTTCTCGCAAGAGGAGACGGCTCCTTTAGAATAACTCAATTTGCATTAGCAGATGATGAGATAGACTACACACTATATAACCCGAACCATCCATCAGGATCAGGCTTCTACGGTGAAGCTATTGAAAATATGCCTCTTATGGAAGCATTCCCGGATGAGACTCAAATAATGAAGTATAAGTTAGTAACTCTACCTAGAGGAACAGCTCGTATGCCAGTATTAAGTCTTGCGGATAGTCAGATAACATTAACACAAGGAGCATCTACAGTAGTAAGTCCGCAGACCTTAAACTACCTTTCTTCTGCAACCACATATGAACCTTCAGGATACACATTTACAATATCCGATGTAAGGCTCCTAAACTCTTTCGCAGCAGCAGGAATAGATACACCGGAAGTGCAAAACTTAAACTCCACTTCAACAATAGGTACTCAAGTATCTAAAACAGTAGTAGGAACAACTTTAAGCTTAACTGCTACTACAATTAATACTTTATTCGGAGCAGTAAACACTACCTTAACAGCAACCCTACAAATAGTAGGAAGAGACTCAGGAGCTAGATTATCAATACCTGTAACAGTTAGGAAGAAAAATTAAATAAAAAGATAACATGTCATATAAAAGATTAGACCCGGAAGATTTCTTAGTTAGTATAGACTCTATAACCAGCACAGTCTGGTCAGGTAATACACCAACACTAATTACTTTTTTTACGTCCTCAACAACTAGTACAAACGACACATACTATAAGAACGTATATAAAGATAGTTCAAGGACTGATGTAGAATTTGCAATCTCTTACGGAGATAAACTAGGCTCAGGGAGTACTAACTTCAACGACCTAGTACCTTACATAACCCCTACAAGAACCGTTTACGGTCAATTTAGAAATTTAATATACGGAGACGAAAATACTGAATTTAACTTCGGAGGAACAGATTCTGAGACTTTCTGGGCAATTACAGTAGATAGAGCAAGATATAAAGAAAAACTACTACCAGGTACATTTAACCTCTCAATCTCTGGTTCAAGTGGCGATGGTCTAATATACTTAACAGACAACTCAGGAATGGTAGCAACCGATACTTATCTAGACTGCGGGAGAGTATATCAAATAATATCAGGTTCAAATGGAACTTCCTACAACGGTGGGACAGGATACTCTGCTACCCAAGGATCTTTCGGATTATATCTTCCAGACATCTCAACACTCATACTAAACCCAGCAGCTATAGCGTACCACACAGGCGTTACTCCAAACAGAACTTCTAACTCAGCAGGAGATAATATCTCTCTAATGTTTGAAGCTATCTCTGGATCGATTGCAGGATTAGGTACAGGCTTTAGACTAAACAGCGAAGAGACACTAACATCCGATTACGTATTTGTAAGAGCAAGAAACTCCGAACTAAATTACTCAGAGAATCCTTCTTTCATATCAGGGTCTACAGGAGATGTTCTTTATGCTTCTTTCATAAACTCTCCACAGAGCTATGTAACAACTGTAGGACTATATAACGATACAAATGAATTGCTAGCAGTAGCTAAACTCTCAAAACCATTAGTAAAAGATTTCACAAAAGAAACTTTGTTAAGAGTAAAATTAGACTTTTAAGATGAATGAGCGTTTACAAACCACTACTAGCATCTGACATACTAGTTACACCCTTAGAAGTCGGAAAAGCATACAACCTACAATCACCCGCTGCTATACTTAATGCAGGTATAGGGAGGTACCTCGGTAAAAATATTACCGGACTCTTCTCAACTAGTGAAGATACTACCGGAGATACCGGAGTAGAATATCAAAGACTAGTATATAACGAGATAAAAGAGATGTACTACTCTAATTATGAAAGTTCAAGTTATGGAGATCAACCACACCTACCTGTCTTCCTACCCAACGAATATGCTTCAGGATCTTCAAGCTCTGCAGGAAGGTTTGAAAACTATTTACAAACAGACCTAACATATGAGAGGTATTTCCCAACAGCTTCAAACGCTACTGTAGCAGTATATTCGATACCTAAAGCTTTATTTGGAGATAAAATAGAACCTAATTCATTCTGGCTAACAGATTCCGACAAAGGAACAATAGTAGATGATGGAGAAGGGAATCTTATAATGAACACCTCTCCTAGAACGATAGTCGGAAATATAATATATCAACATGGAATAGCAGTAATCACAAAAAATACTGCTGAGGCCATAACAGGCATAGTAGAGGGATTCCTAACCGGCTCCTACTTGCAATGTCAATTCTCATCTTCCTTTACCATTTATGAGACTCAATACAAGTGTACAGTAAGCCCTTCAGAGTATAACTTCTCATTGAATGAGACACTACTTTCAGGATCAAGTGCCTATATTTACGAATCCGGTTCATACTATCAGCCAGAAGGAGGAACACTCTCTAGCTTTGCAACAGGTTCTGAATTTAGCCCGTATATCACTGGAATAGGATTATACAATGATAATCAAGAACTACTCGCTATAGCAAAAATGGCTAAGCCACTGCCTACGAGCCCTACATCAGACACAACAATAGTAATTAACCTAGACAGGTAATATTTATGGAAAAATGGTTATATAAAGGAGCAGAATGCTTCAACATAGAGGAACTCCCGGAAAATCTACATGGATTTGTTTATAAGATAACGAATCTAGATACCGGTAAGATCTACATCGGAAGGAAGATACTTCACAATACTATAACAAAGAAATTAACTAAAAAAGAGTTAGCAGAACAAGTAGGGCCGGGAAGGAAGCCTACAAAAAAGAAAGTTATAAAAGAATCAAATTGGCTTTCTTATTGGGGATCCTCTAAATTACTGTTAGAAGATGTAAAAACACTAGGTAAAGATCGATTTGAAAGAGAGATTATTAAGCTAGCTTTCTCAAAAAAACAACTAACCTATTACGAACTTCACTATCAATGTACATATAACGTACTAGGTATAGATTCTTACAATGAAAATATACTTTCTAAATTTTACCGAAAGGATTTGGAAGTTTAAAGAAAAGTTCGTATCTTACTGTTAATGGTAAATCACCTACTTGTTAACCTAGTCGATAGTGTACTGGGAAAAGGTAAAGCTACTTCTGGCGATAACCAATCTTATCCGTGTCCTTTTTGTAATCACCGTAAGAACAAGTTAGAGATTAATTTTCAAGAAAACGAAGAAGGTATTAATCACTGGCATTGCTGGGTATGTAATGCAAGAGGTAAGTCAATCGCTAGTCTTTTTAAGAAAGTATCCGCTCCTGCTAGTAAAATGCAAGAGTTAAAGAGTTACGTAAAGATTTCTTTTCATGAGAATACAAAAAATCAAGAGGAAATAGTAGAGCTTCCTAAAGAATACAAATCCCTAATAGATCCAGACACTAATGACGTAACAACTAGGCAAGCTTTACGTTACCTTAAGCAAAGAAATATAGGGCCTGTAGAAATAAAAAGATACGAGTTAGGGTTCTGTGCTTCAGGAAGATATAAAGATATGATAATAATGCCTTCATACACAGAAGAAGGTACTTTAAACTACTTCGTAGGTCGAAACTTCGGACCTTCGGACTATAAATACAAGAATCCAAAAGTAAGTAAAGACATATTACCTTTAGGACTTCATGTAAATTGGGAATCTCCTCTAATAATATGTGAAGGAATGTTTGACGCTATAGCAATTAAGCGTAACGCTATACCTTTACTAGGAAAAACAATACCTAAGAAACTTATGCACAAGATTGTAGAATCTAGTGTTAAGCAGATTTTTATTGCTCTCGATAATGATGCTCTAAAGCAAGCATTTGAATACTGTGAGACCTTTCTAAACCATGGAAAAGAGGTGTTTTTAATCGAATTGAACGACAAAGATCCTTCCGAGCTTGGCTTTGAGGAGTTTACCAAACTATTACATAGAAGTACACCAATGACCTTTAGGACTCTCCTAGAGAAGAAATTTGAACTATGATTGAACAAAACAAAGACATTAAGAAAGATGCATTCGTCAAAAGGCTAATACATCCCGACTCTACCGCTCGTCAAATTACTTTGACTGATAGTAGATTCTACCAAAGAGACAAGGAAACCTATTATCCTTCTGTAACAACTGTACTCTCCTACTTTCCGAAAGGAAAATTCTTTGAGAGCTGGCTGAAAGATGTAGGAGCAAACGCAGATGTAATAATGCGAAGAGCGGGAAATGAGGGCACACAAGTGCATGAGGCTATCGAAGCGTACCTAAAAGGAGAAGAAATCCATTGGCTAGACCAATGGGGTAAAACTAAGTATAGCCTGCTCGTATGGAAAATGATCTTAAAGTTCGTAGACTTCTGGGAAACATACAAACCAACGTTAGTAGAATCAGAAGTACATGTATTCTCAGACGAATTAAAAATAGCAGGAACAGCAGATTTAATCCTAGAAATAGACGGAGAGCTTTGGATGGTAGATATTAAGACCTCTAATTACCTCCATGATACTTACGACTTCCAACTCGCATGTTATACACAAGGATGGAATGAGTGTTTTGAAAGACCTATTGAGAGAATGGGCATACTATGGCTAAAAGCTTCGACTAGAGGAGAAAGTAAGAAGAAAGATATAATACAAGGAAAAGGATGGCAATTAAAAGAAGCAGATACACCTTTTGAGGAGTGTAAAAGGATCTTTAAACACCTTTATGAGATATTCTTAATAAAACAACCAAACCTAAAACCAGTAACAGAAGAACTTCCTACAAGTATTAAGCTAAAAGTGTGATATTTATACTATATGATTAGACTAACTGCCCTACTTAGAGAACTTATCACTGAAGGAGGTAATGTATTTGGTACTACTGCTCCTATAGCAAAGGATAAAATTGAACCTACTCTAGAGAAATTTGTAGAAGAGTTAAGTAAGGTATTTCCCAACAAAGCTAGTACTTTTAACTCTTTTGAGAAATTAGGATCTGCAGGTAAGAAAGATATGTCCGGGGATATAGATATTGCCTACTCAGTTGACCATCTAACTAAAGATGGAAAACCGGATTTAGCAGGGTGGACTTTAGATGAAGCTAAATTTAACGACTATTTTGAACGTATAAGGAAAAGAGCTAGAACGGCTTCTGAAACTCAATCCAAATTAAAAGCAATGCTTACATTGATAGCGGAGAAGATTAATGAGAAGAGTACACTACTAAAGGCTGACCCTAAATCAGCAGGCTCAAATTCTCTATTCTTAGAATTTCCCCAATATGGAGTAGACGGCGAGAAACAATCCGAACTGATACAAGTAGATATAAATGTAGGAGATCCAGAATGGCTAAAATTCAGTTACTATTCTAACATCTACAAAGGAGTCGTAAAAGGCTTACATAGAACACAACTTATGCTCGCATTATTTACCGCGAAAGGTAAAATGTTCAAACATGAACAAGGAGTATTGGACAAGGAGACGAGAGAGGTAGAAGCTTCAACACCTAAAGAAGCTTTAGCGCTTTTAAATAAACTCTACAGCATTGAATTAACTCAAGACCAGTTAAACGACTACTTTGAACTATCAGATGCTTTAGAAAAAGGACTCTCTAAAGAAGATTACGGAAAGGTGATGGATATTTACTTAGGAATTCTAGATAAAACCGGGCCTTATGCACACGTTCCTGAAAATTTAGAAGCTTATTGGATAGCAAATCAAGAAAGATTAGGCTTAACAGGTAAAAGGTTACCAGACGATTCAAACCTTAAAAAATACGCAAAATAATGTCAGGAGCAGCAGGAGGAGGGAGAATACCTAGATCAGCAGTCGAACAGACAGTAAAAGATTATAGTGAGAAGATACTATCTAAGATAGAAGGCTTCAAAGATGCTAAATTATCTGGATCCTTTAATAGACCGGATAAAGAAGACTTTGGAGATATTGATATTATAGTAACTATCGAAACAGGAGAGGATAAAAAAACTGTTAAACAGAAAATAGCAACCCTCTTTCAAAGCCTACCAGACAGTGAACTACCGCCCCTGCAAAATCCTAAATATAAAGGTAAGAAATTTATAAATCACGGAGAGATGGTATCGAATTTATACCCTATCTCAGGAATGCCAGGAGAATATGTGCAGATCGATAACATTATCTCATTATCAGCAGAGGAAGGAGATTTTAAGAAAACAATTCTCGACTACCCTGCAGAACTTCAAGGACTAATACTAGGACTAGTAAAAGTTCCTTTACTAGAAGAGGATCCAAAAAAAGTATTCTCCAGGCTAGGTATAGATAATATACCAGAACCGAAAGAAGATCAAGAGTACGAATTCCACATAGATACATCAGGACTAACTTTGAGGCTAGTAACCTACGGAGGTAATTATAAGATACTAGATAGCAATATAGTATGGCAATCTAGAAGCTTTGACGATGTAAGAACACTTCTTAAAGATTTTAACCTAGACGGAACCTTTGAAGACCTTATGCAACAGCTACAAGGGCTAAAGAATGAACGATCTAAGAACAGAGTAAAAGGTTATTTTGCAAAATCTATAAAAGTTGGAGCAGCAGAACAAGGAACTCCTAAAGGAGATTCAAAACAAAATGCCTTAGACGCTGTAAGCATGTTGGAGGAAAATAGGAGAATATTATCACGAGCTAAGTTAATGACTAAGTTCTTAGATGAAGACGAAAAACCTAGAATAGCAGTATTCCCCGGAGCTTTTAAACCTCCGCATAGAGACCATGTAGGTCGAATCCTAGCAGCAGCAAACAAGGTTGGAGAGGACGGTAAAGTATTAGTCTTAATATCCCCTCTAGATAGAGCTAAAGAAGGAGAGGAGCCTATATCTGCAAAACAAGCAGCAGCTGTATTTGAACTGTATAAGGAAAAAGGAATAATACCTTTAAATGTAACTGTTAGAGTATCAGAGATGAACTCCCCGATAGGTGCAGCTTATAAAGAATTTGAAAGCGACCCAACACAGCCCTACATAGCAGTATTCGGAAAAGATGATGCATCTAGGTACCGAAACATAGAAGATAGGCTCCCTAATGTAACACCTGATAGTTTTGAAGACGCTAACGTAGGAGACATCTCCGCAAGTGACCTGAGAAAAGCTATAGCACAGAGAGATAAAGAAGTAATCACCAGGTATCTACCTACAGGAATTACTGCTGATGAGTACTTAAATACTCTAGGAATAGATAAACCTTTAGATGAAGGAGATATAGAATCTGCAGCAGACTTATGGACCCCGCATGCATCTATGCTAGCTAAGATGAGGAAAGAGCCTGAACTCCTCAAAGGACTGTGGAAGGGACTTTCAAAACCCTCTAGGAGAGCATTAGTACTTTACTTTAGAAGAGAGAAGCAGCGAGAAGCAGCAGCACCTCTAGAAGAAGCAGCTGAAACTGTAAAAGAGGCTCAAGGGAAAAAGTTAAGAGTGTTTGACTTCGACGATACTTTAGTTCATGTAGATGCTACAATATACATTACACATGAAGATGGTTCCAAAGAAGGACTAACTCCTGCAGAGTATGCAGTGTATGAGCCTCAACCGGGAGATAAGTTCAACTTCAAAGAGTTTAGTTCTGTTATAAAAAAGGCAAAGCCTTTAGAAGATAACATACAAGATCTAATCAAATCCTACAACGACCCTACAGAGAAGACTACGATTTTAACTGCAAGGCTTTTAGGATACCCGGTTAAAAAGTACTTACGGGATGAGTTTAACATCGAACCTTACGTAGTAGGGCTAGGTTCAAGCGATCCTCAAGACAAAGCAAAATGGATTGAAGACCAGATAAAGAAAGGATACACCACTATAGAGTTTAGAGATGATTCTGCTAAAAACGTTGACGCTGTAGCAGCTCTACAGGATAAACATCCAGAAATAACACTCACATCTATATTGATAAAGGAAAATGCTTCATATTCTAGCGATATAGATTACAAAGGAAAGATATTAGAGCTTACTAAGCATATGCTACGTAAAGGAATGAATATCAAACCTCTACCTAAAGTTAAATTCGTAAACGGTGACAGCGATAATGCAAGACAGTTCTTAGGGAAAACAGCATATTATGATCCGAATAATAAAACAATAGTACTTTATACAGAAGGTAGACACCCTAAAGACATAGTACGTTCCTTTGCTCATGAGATGGTACATCACACCCAAAACCTAGAAAACAGATTAGGTGATGTTTCAACTACAAATACAATGGAGGATAGCAACATTGATAAGCTTGAACAAGAAGCTAATCTAAAAGGTACAATGACATTCAGAAATTGGACTGATAGTTTAAATGAAAATATATTTCAAAAATCACTAGATCAAACAGAGAAAGAAGCCCTTGAAATAACATATAAAAATTGGGATACCTTCGGAGGAAAAGAATGTAATAACGGGTTCTGTGATATCTTCGCTAAGAACTTAGCAAAACACCTCCCGGGATCTAAAATACTGAGCACAGAAGACCCGAGAAACGAAACATTAGGTCACGTATGGGTTGAATATGAAGGTAAGTACTTCGATGCCGAAACCCCTGATGGAGTATCTTCCTGGAAAGACCTACCCTGGATGAAAGAGTTCTATTCTAAAGTTAGAAGCTACCCTACTGACATCGAAACCTTAAACGAAGTAGGCGAAGCAAATCTTAAACCGTATAAATGGCAAGAGGTAGATAGAGAAGGGTATTCTATTTACGTAAGATTCGAAACAGAATCTGAAACTACATATTCTGTAGACTTAAGTACAGACAAATATAAAGAGACACCAGTCTTCCTTATAGAATTTTCAGCTAAAACTAAAGAGCACCAGGGTTCATCATCTAGAGTAGTAGTTAATAAAGGTGAAATGTACAGAGTGATGTCTACTCTAACAGATATCATTAAAACATACTTAAAGAAATTTAAAAAAGTTAAAGGTATCGTATATTATCCTTCTAAAAAAGGAAATGAAGAATTCGGTACACAACGAGATAACCTTTACAGGGCATTTATTATAAAAGCAATACCGGGTATAAAATTTGAACCCGTCAATACTGCACTGTACGGTGACGGTATAGTTGCATTAATGCCAGATACAGTAGTTAAGGAAATAGTAACAGGGACATTCAGAAATTGGACTGATAGTTTAAATGAAAGTACAACGACCAATTCTTACCCATTTAAAGTTACGGATAAGACTTATGATGACGAAGATAATTCACTAATCACAGTTTCATATGAATTAACAACCCCGGACAATTCCTATAGAGTTGAATTTTATTCTGGAGAACATAGACCTGAAGCAAAAACATTTGATCTATCATTCGGTGTAAATACAGGAGACTTAAATACAATCGATACCTTTCAAATGACAGGTGAAGGGAATGCTAGAAAAATATTTAAAACTATCCTTAATATCGTAGAAGATTTTATAAATAAAGAAGATGTTAAGAAAATAGTAGTAGATGGAACTGATGAAAAACGTAAAAGAATTTATAAAGCTATTTTTTCATCTACACCACCGAACATATATGATAAGATTGAGCTTAAAGAAGCTAAAAATAAAGACCCATTTGGCCTAAACCAATATGCTCGTGAATTAGCTCAAGGATTAGAAGAAACAATAGTTATGGAAGGACGATACGATACAATAAGCAATCAAATATCCTCAGAGATATTTAACAACTGGAAAGCACAGTTCGACAAAAACAACACTACAGAGGAAGCGCTCTTTACAAAGAGTTATGACTTAGAAAACGCAGCAGGACGTCCTATTGTATTTGATTTAGTAGCAAGCTTAACCTTCAAAGAAACAGAAGAAGGAACCTATAGCGTAAACGGCGATGCCGATGAGGGAGACGAGGAAATATACGATTCAGATGGAGAGTTAGAAGACGAAGGCTTAGACGGCAGCATCTCCATGTATTTCCAAGTGGATCCCCGAGAGCTACCTCGACTCTGGTCTAAGATATCAATGGACCTAAAAGACATTGTCAGACACGAAATAGAACATTTAACTCAAGCAGGTTATAATGTAGTAGACTCTAAGAGACTTCCTGATGATAGAATGCTTAGGATGTATATACAGGACTTAAAAACGATGCCTGAAAGAGATTACTACCTTTTAGATAAGGAAATACCGGCAATGTTGCAAGGAATGTATTTTAAAGCTAAAAAAATGAAAGCGCCTTTTGCAAAAGTAGTGAACGATTACTTAACTATACAAAAAGTTTCTGATGAAGATAGAGAAATAATACTTAATCGTTGGAGACCTGCAGCAAAAACCTTAAATTTACCAAACTTATAACGATACAGGTTATATTTATACCATACATACCACAATATGAAAGAAAATACTGCAAAGAAAGCTACCTGTTGCCATAAATGCGGCAGAGTTCACGTTAAAGGAACTGCTTGCAAAAGACCTTACCTGACAGGCAAAGATAGCTGCGCCGTAAATGAAGTACAGGACTTAAAAGAATTCTTTTCGAAGCCCTTGAAAGAAGCAGAATTAAAATTAGGAGTTAAATACAAACTTCCTAATGGAGATACAGGATATATTATGACCCAAAGTTCTGATGATCCTAAAGACTGGATATTTTCAGATGGATTTAAAAAAGTACCATACCTATCAGTTAAAAAGGAACTAAAACCATTAGCAACTCAACCTGGAAAGTACGATGGTGCCTTCGATCTTGGATTAGGAAAAGGACACCATATTGATGAAAGAATGGATGATGTTGATAATTTTGCAGGTTCTGATCCTAAAGCAGGTTCAACTATTAAAGGTACCGGATTTAATTGGGATAAAAATACAGCTAGAATAACATTTCTCCAAAAAGAAAGAGCTCAAATCATGAGAGATATGGAGCAAGAAGCAGAACCAGAAGGCGGCCCAATTGCAGATCGTTACGGTAAGATGCTTAACAAAATCGATAAAGAAATTTCTAAGATTGCGGGTCACGGTGAATGGGGTCCTGAGACTAATCCATACATGAGCAAAGATGAAATTGAAAGAAGAGCAAAGCTTATTGGTAAATATAAGCTAAGAGAATCAGGTAGAAAAGAAATGACCTATGATCAAGCAATAGCTGAAGGACCTCACCAAGGAAAAACAGAAGAAGAGATACGAAGCTACATTAAAGGGCTCATGAAAGATAGAGCATCTGCTGCTTCGAAAGGACAAGATGGATTAGTTAGCGGAATAAATAAAGAAATTAAACAACTAGCTAAAGAATTAAAGAAACGAGAAACTACAATTACCGAAGGCGAAAAGACTATTAAGGGGCCTTTTACTTATGAAACAGTACAGGACTTAGTAAGCAGGTATGGGAGAGGTAATGGTTTATTCTTTAGAAGAAAATCTAACGGGGAGCTATACGGTGTCGGAAGTATCTTTTTAGCTTCTGACGAACCTGATTTCGC